TGAGTGCTTGCCTATCGGGGTGCACAATGGATAAAACTACAACGTATTATTATTTAGATTTTAAAAACTTATTAATGAAGTAACTTTGCCCTTTGCCAGTTACTTTTGGTGTTTTATTCACTGTAATATGCCCGTCTGAATGGGTGATACTCGTTTCTTTGATTTCAAACAATCCTAATTCCATTGCTTTTTGTGTAGGCATATTGTAGTCAGTGCCTTGTCGTGTGATAAGGTAGCCGTTAGAGCGTAACCACTCAAAGAGCCTATTTTGTCCCATTTCCACGCCATTTTGCTTGATGATTTTAGCAAGTTCGCCTATCAGTATAGATGTTTTTGAGGCACTAACAGCATCGGCAAATAATACCTTGGGGGCTTGTGCTTGCAGTTGCTTTTGTTGGGCTTCTATCTTCTCGGCTTGTTCAGCAGCTAATCGCAATGCTTCTGAAAATGATTGAGGAATTTGTTGGTGCGCTTGTTCTTTTGCTCTTAACTGCTTTTCACACTCAATAAAATATTGACGAGCCATTTTGCCTCTTTCAGAACGTTGCAACATTGCAATCTCTTTGGCGCAATCTAATGTAAGGGCGTAGTCTTTTACGGTTGTACCACCTATGCCGTTAGGGTGATGTCTAAAAACCGAAACCGCCTCATAATCAACATTTTCGTCAAACCCATACCCTAACATTCTTTTAGTCCAGTCTGTCCAATTTTCTCTAACCTCTAAAAATGTATAGAGGTCTTTCATAGACACTACTTGATTGCCATTTTGTTCAGTGATTTTAATCAACTCTTGCATTGGTTGATAATTTGTATTTGTTATTTCGTACATAATTAAATAATTTTAGATGTTAGTAATTCTTTTGAGAAGAAAATGAAGTTATCCAAATTCGTGAAGTCGTCAGCGGTTAGACAACCTGCAATGCAGTCGTCAATCGTCTGTATTTGCCACAAAATAGAGTATAGGCTATCCTTTACCCTGCTTTCAGGCAACTTGTCCATTACCTCATTAAAAAGGTCTAATAGGTGATTTTTCGTTTGGGTAAGATTGTAGATTTTACCCTCCAAATCCATTCCGATATGTTCTACTTTCGGTAGGATTTCTAAAAGTGAAGTGTGGGCAGTTTTCGCACTGCAAGGCGTGTAATCTCCACTACTATTATTCGTGAAGTTAGCAATCTTTGTACTCTTGGTCATTTGCGAACAAAAATTGAATGTTAGTTTAGAAAAAGAAAAGAGGCTATCTCTTTCCACTCGACCAAGAGTATTTGCAAACTTTACAGCATAGCAAACCGCAGGAAATTGATAGCCTATATCATTAGCAACAACATCAGTTGTTGCAGTATTACCATTAAAAGTGGCTAATACTGACAAAGTTGCATTAAAACTCTTGGTCTGAGTTGGTGCAAATGTACGACTATTTTTAAAACTAACAAACATTTTCATTCGTTTTTTTATTGCTTATTTTACTTTAAAACTTGCTTATTTATATCTTCACTTTGATATTCAATGCTTTAAAACTTGTTTTTATCCTTGCTTAATAATACTTACCCTCTAAGTTATTCACTTGCTTTTCAATTTCATTGAGATACGCCAAATCATCAGGCGTTGGTAGGTATATACCGGCTTCCTTGCTGGCATAATCTCTAAAATTATCAATCGCAATAGTCATTTCCTTAGTATCCAAACTCGCTGTACTTCGCCACGCTTCACGTATCTCACCAGTTTTGCGGTTAGCGTATTCAGTTCTGAATATCTGAGGGTTTACAATCTTCTTGAACATCTCTTGTTTCACGTATTCGGGGGTCTCACCATATTCAAGAGCAAACCACGAAAAAAGGAGATGAATGTAATTGTTCTGTGAGTAGGTGCGTTTAGGTTTCTTTTCGGTAATTTCAAAAGTCTTTTTCTTTTCGATAAGAAACGCTAAACGCTCCTTTGCTCTTTGTATATCAAACTCATTGCTTGCGTTGAAAATCATAGTTTATTATCTTTGAAAGCAAGGCAGGACTCGAACCTGCATTTAGTCACAAACCAAAGTGAACGTACGACTCGAACGTATCCTAATCCCCTCAACCAAAGGGAGCGTCTTCCAATTTCGCCACTTGCTTTTTGTTTTACCTTAAAAAGGCATTCCGTCATCTTCTTGTGCGGGTGCTTGTCCCATATTGTTAAACATTTGCCCCTGCTGATATTGTGGTTGCCCTTGTTGTGGTGGGTGTGCTTGCGCTTGTTGAGGCGGTGCGTATTGCGGTTGCTGTGGGTAACCTTGGGGAGGTTGTGCATAACCTTGGGGTGCTTGCTGCTGTTGTTGCGCTACATTCGTGGTTTGAATGAGTTCTATTTTCCAACCTAATACCATATTAAAGTACTTAACCTCACCTTGCGGGTTTGTCCATTCTCTTCCTTGCAGGTTAAAGTGTATCTTAACCATTTGCCCCACTTGAAACCTATCTAACAATGCGCAATTGCCTTGTGTAAATTGAATGATAATATCTTGTGGATATTGCCCATCGGTGGTGATAACCAAATCACGTTTCTGAAAACCGTTTTGCCCTACTGTTTCGGGGGCAAATATTACTTTAATTCGTCCTTGTATTTCCATAGATTTTTAATTTTCAACTATAAATCCGATTTCTTCAGCTAATTGTTCAACTTCATTTGATAAATGAATAACATCAGGGTCTTTTCTTATATCTTTCAAATTATCCAAACACTGATATTTTTCTTTCAGTTCAATTAACAATCCTTTTGTTATAAGAACCTTCTCTTTTGTTGCTTCAAGTGCTATTTTGATTACTTGTAAAGCACTCATTATTTTGTTTTTGTTTTCCATAGTTATAATAAATGTTTTGCGATTTCTAATAGTTCTCTTTGTTCTTTAAAGAATTTGTTTCTTATTTTTTTGCTTTTAAAAGATAAAACACGGGGATAATTTATTGAAGTTGGTTCAATTACAAAATCATCATTACAACAAGTCTCTATTGTGTGTTTAATTGTTTTATCACTATCCCAATCAGACTTCCAACCCTCATTGTAGTATTCTCTAAGTATTATTAATGAATTTAAAGCATCGAATGCATTTTCATATTCTTCATTAATATAATGTCCACAGAAATTTTCTCTATAATCACTATAATTTTCCCTACACCATGCTACAGCTTCTTCAATTGTTGGTATTGAAGGTTCTTGTTTTATCTCTCCTACTGTATAAGGAGATGTAGACAAAGATATTGGCATTTGGTAATTAAGTTTTCTACTTCCAAAAGCTACTAATGCTCCTTTTATAGAATAAGAATAAGAAAATTTATCAAAATGAACTATAAGAACTTCTTCCTCTGAAGAATCATTATCCCAAGCTTCAATGTCTACAATCTTTCCTTCTAACCCTTTATGAAAGATTTCATCATATACCTTCATTCCTACTTTAAATACTGTTTTCATTATCTTAAAAAAGTCGTTACTAAAACGCTTAGGTGCGAAAACCTCACGACTACTGGTTTTACTATAATGATTTCCATACTATCGGTTAAGATAGTCCTTGTGTTCATTCGTGTTTATAAAAACTTTTACTTTTATGCAGTTTGTTCATTAAAAATCTTTTTGTCAGTAATAAGTTCTCGGTTACCCTCCGAAAACTCAATAAAACGCTCGCATACCTCCTTTAATCGTGGTATATCCAGATTAGGCATATAGGCATAAGCCTCTTTATACACCCCCTTAAAATCAGTAACCAAATACTCAAAATCGGTTATCTCAATGCCTTGCTGATTTAAGCAATAAGGATATACAACGTGCTGCCAGTTGTTGCGATATTTAAAAGCATTATATTTGCCAGTAGTCTTTAAATCTACCACCTTAAAGGGTAGCAAGTAGTCTAAATATCCGTACAAAAAGACTTCACCATATTGAGTGCTGATAGTACCCTCAACTCTGTATTGAGTAAGCGCATTTTCCTCTTTCAAAGGGTTCGCTATACTCTTAGTAAGTTCCTTTGAAAATACGAACTGCCTACCATTAATTACCGCTGTTATCAACTCGCCCTCGCTATGAATATCTATCTTAGTACTCTTGCGCCCCTCAACTATGCAGTCTATAATCTCATTGAACGCTGTACCCTTGTCAGCGGCTTCGCTCTCAAATGGCACTCTATTAATGCGGTTAATCAGTTCTTGAAACGCTTGACGCTCGTACTCTTCCTCTGTCAGCGTTGGGGCTTCTGATGACCCCCAAAACTGCTGATAGATTACTGATGAATTAAGATAGTTCGTAAAGCTATCCAACAAAGTAGGATATATATTATACTGCTTCATACTGCTTGCTTTCTTTGTTAAACTTTGCATTCAAAGTCGCTGCTTTCTCATTGAGTTTGCGCCCCGCTACTATCTTAGAGTTGCCTATATGCTGCCATTCTTGTAAGCGCATAGCGGTCTCATTAAGGCTATCTATATCAGTTATTACCGCTATATTATCCTCAATCTCTTTAATAAGCTTTTGATATGCCTCATTAGCCTTACGATGTTGCTCTAATCGTGCGTTGTACGCCTCAATTACGTGCGTTGTAAAGAAATCATTAGGAGCGGTAGGGTTGCCCTGCTCATCAATGATAGTAGGTATCTTAAAGAGCGGAGGCAAGTTGCAAGAGTTCTTGCCGTCATTACGTGAAGTAGGGTCAAAGGTAATAGTACGTTCACGCCCTTGCGCCTCTACATACCCCACAAGGTCTAATTCTGTTACAAGATTATCGTAATTACTGCCGCCAAATTGAGGAATGTAACGAGTATCATCACCCTCTGTTTTCGTTTCACGGTGAGCCACAAATACCACGTGCTTATTCATTATGCTAATGCGTTTTACAAGTGCTGAAAACATCATCTTTCGTTCTCCGAAACCTTGCAATGTTAGCATACCATTAGCACGCCCCATCTTAGGGTTGTTCTTAATGATATATTCGCCCATAAAGTCTAACATTTTTCCCCCTGTATCAATTACAAAGGTTTCGTAAGGTGTTAGATTTTCATTTGCCAACACTTCCAAAAAGTCCTGATAGGAATGTATCTGTACTGTGTCTACATCTTGCAAGTGTGCGAAATTCACACGGTGCACCCCATTGTCAAAGTCAAAAAGTAGCGGCTTTGGTGCTGATAGTGCAAGGGTAGTCTTTCCCGTACCCGCTTGCCCATAGATTAGGGCTTTGATTTTCGTCTGAATTGTTAATTCATTTGCTTTTTTTATTAAACTCATATTCATTTGTTTTTAGGTTATTACTTTTCTTTAAATAAAGTGCCGTGCGTTGTTATGATTTAGATATGTCCAGATTTTTAAAGAATAACACGGCACTTATTTATTTGGTAGAGGCTCTTTATCTTTGTTTTTGTAAGGCATTCGGCTAACTACCTAACATTATTACTTCAGCCAGCCGAAGCCTACAATTAAATAACAAATGAGCGGATTTAAGACATTTTCTTTATCATTTTGTTTATCTCATTGCGCTTTGCCCTCAACTCGTGCAAAAACTCACTACTGCTAATCTCTTGTACTTCATACTTGCTATCTTGGTACGAATTAGACATTAGGAAACTCAATGTATCAATACCCGTATTATCAACTCGCAAGGCTGTTAATGATGAGTTGTTAGTAAGTGGCAATTCTTCATAAACGCCAATACACCAACTAATATTCTCAAACTTCACTCGGTAGCATTTGCCTAATTCTAAGGTTGTGTTTTGCTCTTTCATAGTTGTAATGATTTTAAAGGGTTAAGAAGCCGAATTGAGAGTAGTTAAGGGTGTTTAACTCGTCGTGGTACGCGATTTCGTCTTCAATATCGGCAACGTGTTTGTACTCTGCTTCCTTGTCGAGGCGGTTGTACTCTTTAACGAGTAAATCGATAAGTACGTCGGTTTGATCATCGGTGAAGTGCAAATCGTAATACTCGCCCTTGTATAGTATATAACTCTCATTATAAACTATCTGAATAGTTGAGCGATGAGCACACTTATCAAAGATCCACGCGCCTCGAATAAATAACTCATATACCCCGTGTTTAGCCTCAATGCCAAACTCATCGATATTGCTATCTTCGACGCTATGCGCCTTGCTAATTAAGCAATCAAACATTGCCTTACTTACCTTACCGCTGGGGGTGTAATTCTCTTTTTTCGCATCGAAAAGATTAATAATGATAGGGTGTTTCTTACCGCCTCGCACCACGTGCAGAGCCTCGTTAAACGCCTCTCTTTCAAACGGCGCACACTCATTATAGCGTTTGCCCTCGTAGGTTACATAGCCATTGCATAGAAGAATTTGGCTATTTTGTTTGGTAGTTTCGCTCATTTGTTGTAATTTTGCCATCGTAATTTTGTCTTTGTGATTTTAATGTTAATAATTTTAAAATTGCAAGTCATTAAGGCGGTGCTGAGAAGTGTCGCCTTTTTATTTGCGTTTCATTTTTCTCAATACCTTTACTATATCCTTGTTGCGCAAATCTTCTAACTGTTGCATACTTATCAATGTACGCCCACCCGAAAAATTCTCATTCCTTAGTGTGCCATCAGTTATCCACGTACGAATAATATAGTCCGATACGCCCAAGTACTCCGCTGCTTCAGGAACGCTCAACATTCTCTTCGCTAACTTGCGATACTCATACACCTCAATAGCCCTTGCAAACTGATCTACCGTGTTAGGAACAACCCCCTGCATTTGCCACAACTCATTACGCTCTTCAACAGATAACGCATTAATTTCGTCGTTATATCGTTCTACTCTACTTAACATATCTCAATTGTTAATCATTATCAGGTTCAAATGCTTCATCTTCCGTTAGTTCGATAATCTCTAAGAATTTTTCACGAACCGCTTCCGATTTGCGATAAAATCTTGTGTTTTTCTCTGCTCGCCACTTGAACAAAGTCCAAATGGTAATGTTCAAACTGTCTTCCAATGCCCTCATCGTAGGCTTATCTTTTAATTTTTCTTTCGCTTTGTTTGTCAGTTTCATATCTTTTTAGTACTTTTGCCAAGTCAAAACGACTAACTCTTTTTGCTATCATTTTGACGGTGCAAAGATACAAACAATGTTTATATCATCCAAATAAAATACAAACTTTTTTTGTATTTTTATTA